ATCGTGTGTGTATTGATGAAAGGGTCAATAAGATCCACAATACACGTGTTCCTGGTAGGTTCTTGCAAGATATGGCGATAAAGTTCGTGGAACAAGTCGTCACAGGTGCAGATGTCAACAGTGGCATTCCAATGACCACTGATGAAGTTATAGCCCGTCAAAATGGCCCTTTGCAGAAAGCAAGAAGCGAGAAGGAGGCACCCTGGCTCACATGGCCCAAATCGTTCATAGTAGAGGCGTTTCAGAAACGCGAGGCTTATGGTGAAATCAAAGCTCCGCGTAATATTTCCAAAATGACCACTAATCACACAATTAATGTGGCAGCATATACCATCGAATTCAAGGAGAGAATCCTGAAGTCCATTGAATGGTACATGCCTTGCCGAACTCCTCATGAGATAGCAAAAGCTCTTTGTAGTTATGTCAGTGATCTTCAAACTCTCATCGAAACTGATTTTTCGAAGTTCGATGGGTCAATTTCCCGTTGGTTGCGAGTTAATGTAGAGTTAGCTTGTTATTTGCGGTTCTTCCATTCCGACTTCCACGCAAAGTTGCGTGAACTCCACACTAATGAATTGAATGGTGCTGGGTTCACAACCTTTGGCGTCAAGTATAATCTTGATGGTTCACGTGGTAGTGGTAGTGGTTGGACCACTGATGGCAACTCCATCATTAATGCGTTCACATCTTTTGCGGCACATGAATTGCAAAAGTTATCCCAATCAGTTGGTATGACCCCTGAAGAGTTTCTTCGTTATTATGAGGAGTATTATGTTGTCCCTGAGCTCAGACGTAAGAACTGGGCGTGTGCTAATGAACAAAGACGATGGCGAATTGTTAATGATTTGTTGTCAGTTGCCGACTTCTTTCCCGAATGTGATGAATTTGGGAAATATGAACCAGCCCGTACGTCTGACAGCTGGATGAATATTGGCCTCATCTATGGTGATGATAATGTCACCAGTTGTGATCCTTTGTGCATTCAAACCGTGTGCAAAGACCTTGGATTGAAAATTAAGGTTAAAGTGGTTGCCAAGAATGAAGCAGTGTCATATCTTGGACGTGTTTTCATTGATCCATGGACCACCAGGACCTCATTTCAAGATCTTAACCGAACGTTGGCTAAGATCAACACAACAGTTGCCCCTGCTAATGCTGTCCCATTAGAGGTTGCTGCTCATGCTAAGGTGAGCGGATACCTCCCAAATGACTCAATGACACCAGTTTTAGGTGTTTGGTGTAAAGTCATGGCCCAGGCATACTTTAATGATGTTAAAATCACTAATGATATGCAACTTCACTTGACCCGTGATCAACCTTTCTGTTCTAAGCAAGGAAGTGTCTGGCCCCAAGATCCAGACGACTGCGAGTTGATATACGCAGTTGCTGCTGATACATTGAATGTCACAGCCCGTACTCTCAGACAATACGAAGATGAAATGATTCGTATTAGTAAAGAGACCCACTACTTGTCCCGAATAGCCCGACGTGAATATATCCTCAGGAATTTGAGCGAGCTTAAATGCGTCGACTGGAACAACCTACCTGATACTGTCAAGGTTGACAGTTCATTATCTGTCTATGTTCAAGAAAATGGACAGATATTGGAACA